TACCTTTTTCCCTAATCGTTTACCGAGAACCAGCGTCTAGCCACTTCCTTCGTGATCGCTATCCCGCGTTTTGATTGGGCAAGTTTGAATTGGCCTGATCGTATTCAGGGCTTGTTTGCCCTGCATCTGGGGCAATTTTCCCGCTAGCCAGCCAAAGAGCGTATTGAGGATAAACCTCAACTAGCACGTCTATTTCTTCTGTGCTTACTCGTACTGCTCCTTTGCTCACACTTTTCCAGCGCTCGTAGTCACCGCCATAGGTGCTGGCCCTCTTAGGGCCAAGCTTCTTAATCAATAGGCGAGCCCTATCAGCAGCCTTTTCCATATAGAAATCTTTTCCAGAGAAATTGTTGCTCTACCTGGCGGACGGGTTAATAATTCCCCCAGAGAAATATTTACTCCAATAGCCACTTATGGCTAATGACACGAATAGTGACGGAACGAGCATGGAACTGGAAGAGCTGGAACCTTCGAAGCTGATAGGCCCGCAACAGGACGTGGAAACCGTCGAGTCCTGGGCCGACCGAAACGGCCTGACCTACGGCACCGCGCGTGCCTGGGCAATGAAAGGCGTTCTCCCCACCGTAAAGCTAGGCAAGCGCCGCATGGTCAACAGCGCCCTGCTTCGTACCTGGCTGCTGGAACAGGAGTGGACGGCATGAATCCTCCCTTCTATACGCAAGCCGCCTTCGCCGCCCTGGCCGGTGTTCCCGTCGAACAGGTCGCGCAGTGGATCAAAACCGGCGCCGTCGAGAGCGTGAGGCTCGGCAAAACCCGCGTGGTGCTGTTCACGGGGGTGAACCAATGAGCCGCACTGACCCGCAATTCAAGCTGCGCATGCCGCCAGCCCTCCGCGCCCAGGTAGAGCAAGCCGCCCAACAGGCGAACCGCTCCCTGAACGCCGAAATCGTCACTCGCCTGCAAGGCAGCTTCGCCCAGGCAACGCCAGAGGTGCCGGCCAATGACCAGCACGAGCCAGTACCTGCTGTCACACCCCAGGGAGTGCGGCTGTCCGGGCTGCTTTGCCCGCAATCCCCAGGGCAAGTACATGGCGTTCGTGCGACACCCGCACCCCGAGAACTGCGACTGCTCTGTGTGCTACGTCAATCGAAACTGGGCGACGCTCCCAACATCGTCGAACTCGGATACCTGCCGATCCACACCATGCACCGACTGCCGCCCCGCGCAATGGTCCGAGGTAAATGGTCGGACCCACGTTACGCCGGCCTATACCTGCGAGAAACACAAGCCATCGAGCCGACCGCCGAAGTATTGGAGCGTTGTGCTCGACACCGGCAAACCCACGCCCTTCGTGCCCCTGCGCGAACCGTTCGAGCTGGTGGGGTGATCGCATGATTCAAGTCCTCCTGCTTCTCGACCTGCTAGCCATCGTTGGAATTGTCTCCTTCGGCCTTGCTCGTAACTCAATCCAACGCCCCGGCGAACCCACCGTCTGCACCTCGGCCCATCCGGTCAAGGGCCGCGCCCCCGGCTTGTCCGAACACGCTTCACCGTTCGGTCAAACGGAGGCACGGGCAGAGCGAACCCTTGAACGCCCACCACCCTAAATAGCCTCCGCTCGTGAGTGTGGGGCAGCTCCACCGCCCCGCGCTCCCGAGCCCTCGGCGGCAAGAGTGGGATGACAAGGGCAAAGCCCTTGGTGTTTACCAACTAACAGGCTGCACAAGCGGCAACTGAAACCCCGGCAAGTCGAGAGCCACCCTCGGGCAAAAACGAAAGTTTGCCCGTGCGGGATCGCTCGGCCTGCTGAAAGGCAAAACCGCGCAATAACGCGCAACTAAGCGAGGAAACACAAATGGCACGTTCGACTATGGAAGTAGCATTTCTCGGCACTCAGATGACCCAGGTGGATGACACCAAATACGCCAAGGTCTTCTACGGCGACGAACCGGACGGCAAGACCGAGCACGGCCTGTCCATCATCGGCATGGCTATCGCTGAAGACGCCGCCGACGAAGTATTCGCAGCCGGCGCCCAATTCGCCCCGCTGGAGCTGGTGCGTATCACCTTCGACGTGGCACGCGGTGGCCAGAACAAGGGCAAGAATCTGGCCTTGCACATCGAAGCCGTGACCCCGAAAGGCCAGGCCACTCGCGGTGCTGCTGACCCATCCAGCGAGGCCCGCAAGCTCGCCGCCCAACAACAAGGCAAGCCGACCGGCACTCAGCCGGCCCCGGCCAAGGCCTGACGGGAGGGCGCCGCCGTGCTGATCGTTGATCGCGTGCTGTGTGACTGCTGCGGGCAGCCCATGGGCCAGCTCTACAACCAGTCCGCCCCCCAGCCCGACCTGCTGCCCGATCTGAACACGGCGCCCGACCTCGTCATCTGCCCCGACTGCATCGCCATGGCTGAGGTCATTCGTGACCCCAGCTTGGCCGAGTAAGGGGGCGCCATGAATTTCATTGTGTGCGACGGCGTATGGGAGAGCGCAGGCCAGACCCCGGTTTGTGTCGGCACCCTCTCTACCGTCGCGCTCAGTGAGATAAGCCCGACCGGGCTAACCGCCGAGGACCATGCACAGATCCGCGAACACGCCCTGGTGCTGTTCGCCATCGTCTTCGGCGCTCTCGTGCTGAAAAAGGCACTCAACCTGTAGGAGACACACCCATGCAAAACCTGAAAGTCCTGCGCCGCTCGCTCGGTGCTACCGCCGCTGTTGGCCTGCTGGCCATGCAGCAAGCCCACGCCGCGCTCCCGGCCGGCGTGACCACTGCCCTCACTGATGCGCAGGTCGATGGCGTCGAGGTCGCGGGCATCGTCCTCGGCGTGATCATCGCGATTGCCGCCTTCAAGTTCATCCGCCGCGCGCTGTAAGGCCGGCTGCAACCAACCAGCCCGGTAACTCGTTATCGGGCTTTTTCACATAAGGGCTTTTCATGGACGCCAACATGCTGACCACCATCATCATCGTCATGGCGTTCTGGGCTCTGTTTTTTGGGCGGGTTTGAGATGGGCCGGACACGCTTTTATGTCGCGCTGGTTCTGCTGATTGTTTCGGCTGGGTCTTACTCGGGGCTAACTCAGGCTGAGGATTATTGGTGGATGTGTGGTCTCTCTCGCTGCAATGACATTCGCAACTCCACTCCTCAAGATGCTGCACACCTAAATCTCTCTTCCCAGAATTGGGATATGAATCTTGTTACCCTGTCTGCCTGCTCCCCTGGTAGTAGCGAAAATCTATTTTCTTGTCCTTATGAGCGCCGTAGCGCTACAACTGGCAACGTTGTTGCTCGTGGCGCTGTTACTGTCCAGCGCTCTGGCAATGGTTGTACTCAGCCCGCTGTCTATAACCCTCAAACCGGCATCTGTGAGCCCCCGCCATCTCAATGCGAATCCAAAAAGGACCAAAGCACCACCTGGTCCATGCTTCGCCCCGACCTCAACGGCCTTGGCCCTATCGAACATGGTTGCGAGGCCGGTTGCCGTATCGCCCTGGGTACCTCTGAATGCGCCCCTGTCTCCGAAGGCGCGACCACTGGCGTTTGCTGGGGCGTAGGCAAGTTCACCGGCGCTGAGTGCCAACCCGGCGACAACCCCACCGGTGGCACCCCGCCGACCGATCCCACCGACCCAACGGACCCGACCGACCCGCCGCCAGACTGCGGCGATGACCATGTCTGGTCTGGCACCACCTGCGTTCCTAAACCGCCTGAGGAATGCGACCCCAGCACCGGCGAAGTCTGCCCGCCTGATGATGGTGACGGCGAAGACGGCGATGGAGAAGACGGCGACGGGGATGGAGAAGGTGACGGTGATGGCGAGGGAGACGGCGAAGGGGATGGCGAATGCGATCCCGCGACCGATCCGAATCAATGCAAGGGTGATGGCGATGGTGTGTGCGACCCAAAAACCGACCCCAACCAGTGCAAGGGCAACGATGACGGCGATTGCGACCCCAAAACCGACCCGAACAAATGCGTAAAGCCCAGCGTCGAGGGCGAAGCTTGTGATGCCGAGCTGAAGTGCGAAGGCGACGTCATCCAGTGCGCCATTCTGCGCGCCAACAAAAACCAGATATGCCAGTGGACGTACAACGAACAGGTTAAGCGCGACATCGAGAGCGAACTGGCCGGTGAGGACTACCAGTTGGAAGAGAAATCCATCGCCGTCAGCAGCCTGTTCACCGAAGCCGTGAACAAAGGCCGTTGGCTACCGCAGTCCTGCCCTTCCCCACAGAGCTTCACCGTCATGGGCCGCAGCTACTCGTTTAGCTGGGAACCCGCCTGCCGTTTCGCCCAAGCCATCGGCCCGCTGATTGTGGCCCTGGCTTCGATCTTCTTTGCAGTCTCCATCGGACGCGGAATCAAGGGGTCTTGATATGCCACTACTACCACTGCTTGCCACCTTTCTCGGCTCCATCGTTTCCGGGCTGGTCTTCCGGGCGTTGGCCTCCCTGGGCTTTGCCTACGTCGCCTATGTCGGTATCGGCCAACTGATCGACACCGTCGACAGCTACGTCAAAGGCCTGTTCGGCTCCATCCCGCCACCGGTCGCGGCCATTCTCGGCATGGCCAAGGTCGATGTGGCTATCAACATCATCATCGCCGCCGTTATCGCTCGCCTGATGCTGGCCGGGATGGACCGTATCACCGGCACCATCACCGGCCTTGCCCTGCTCAACAAGGCTGGCGGCTGATGTTCGTTCTGCGCACGGGTCTGCAGGGCAACGGCAAGACCTTAAACACCATCAAGGAAGTAGACGCCAAAGCCGCGAAAGAAGGCCGCCCGGTCTACTACCACAACATCCGCGGCTTCGATCCCAACGCCGAAGTCCTTGAGGCCGTTTGGCAGGAATTCGACGATCCGCAGAAATGGCACGAGCTGCCGCAGAACGCCATGATCGTCATCGACGAAGCGCAGACCTTCTTCCGCGTACGCCCTGCTGGCTCTGCCGTCCCCGCCTACGCCAGCGCCCTGGAAACCATGCGCCATCGCGGCCATGAACTGCACTGCATCACCCAGAACCCCGGCCTGCTCGACACCCACTTCCGCAAACTCTGCAACTCTCACATTCACTACGTGCGAGGCCACAAAGGCAAGGTCATCAAGCGCTGGGAGTTCGAACGCGTGAACATGGACGTCGAGAAGAAAAACGACTTCAGCGACGGCCAGGCCACGCGGGTGCTACTCGATAAGAAGTACTTCGACGTATACCAGTCCGTAGCCGAAGGCTCTGAACATCACATGAAGTTCAAGCCGCCCCGGGCGCTGTTCGTCTTTATCGCCTGCATCATCGGCATCGCCTACTTCGGCTATGGCATCTATGAACGGCGGATAGCCCCGCCCAAGCCTCAGGCTGAAGCCGTCGAACAGGCGCGCGCCACCTCACAGACCGGCGAACCCGTTGCACAACAACCGGCCCCCAGCAATGCCGCGCCGCTGTCGCCTGAAGAGTACGTCGCACAGCGAGTGCCACGCCTGCCCGATGTGCCTAGCTCGGCGCCGATCTACGACGAAATCACCCGGCCGGTGACCTATCCGCGCTTGTCCTGCATGTACTCGACAGACCCTGAAATGGTGGCCAGGAATCACAAGCGCCTCGTCCTGGGCTACCGCGACGGCAAGGTGTATGGCTGTCGCTGCAACACTCAACAGGGCACCCGGGCGGTGGTGTCCTTTGAAGCCTGCATGGCCTACGTCGAAGAAGGCGCGTTCGACCCTGCAAAGCCTGATCGGCTGCCCGATCCGAACGGCCAGATTGCTCAGACACAGCCAGAGCAACAGCCTCCCCAAAACCAGCCCCCGCGCCCTGCCCCTTCTGCCAGCGCTAACGCACCGGTAGGCGCTGCATGGCCGTCGCTGAGCGGCTATCAGGGTGCCCTGTGAGCGAACACCAACGGAACGCCATGCGCGGCGGCGTGGTTGCGTGCGAGGCACGAGCGCGCGTGTGCGCCGTCGCGCGGGCGCTGACGTCCCTGTAGCACGTCAGATAAACCAAGGTTAAACGTGTCGATTCGGCACTATTTGGAGCATTAGAAAATGGCAGTTAAAGACCAACTCCGCGTTGATCGTGAGTTCAAGAAAACCCCGACCGGTAGGCTGTTTTTCGACAGCATGACCGCTCGGATAACTGACCTTTCCAACGTCCGAATCCTGGCCTGCAGCGTCGATACCGTCCGCCAGTTGTATCGCGGCCTGATCCGCCCGGAAATCATGAGCCTGTTCGAGAAGCCAGGGACCATCGTCGACTTCGCTGGCCAGCGTTGGCACTCGGGTCGCGTCAGCAAGGATTCTGGCTACCAGTACAAGCTGCAGAATGCTGACCTGGGCATCATCCTGCTGGTGAAGAACTTCAACGCCAAAATCGAGAACATCGGCCCCCACCTGAAAATCGAGGTGTCTCCGCATGCCATCGACCAGTTCTGCCCCGAGCGCCTGCAGGAACGCCTGGACTACTACGCCGACCACGTGCTGACCAACATCGAGCGCAACCAATGCGCTGTCCACCTCGCGCTAGACCTGCAGGGCTGGCAACCGCCCGCCGATCTGGTCGCCCGCATGCACTGCCGCGCACGCGCCGCACGTGATATCTCCGGCATCAAGGAAATTCAGTGGACGCTGGAGTCTGCCACCTACGGCAAAGGTCAGTCCTACCTGTTCGGCTCTGCTGGTGGCGTCCAGCTCGGTATCTACAACAAAACCGAACAGGCCCGAGCCATCGATAAGCTCGACTACTGGGAAAACGTCTGGAGACGCCGCGACAGCTTCGACGAAGCCGACCCGGACAACTACAACCCGGACCAGGACGTGTGGCGCGTAGAGCTGCGTTACCACCACTCTGTGATCCAGCAATTCGCCTCCGGCTCGTTCGATCTGCATACCAGCCAGATCATTGAAACCAACAGCTACGCCGCCTTTGCACCGCACCTAGATGGCCTTTGGCGCTATGGCCTGCGCCAATTCAAGCTGCTGGCTCGCCCTGGCTACTTCGAACCCATCTGGACCCTGATCCGTGACGATGTGCGCGTGGATCTGCCGGTCGATTCCCTGGTGGATGACACCGAGTACAAGCGCCAATACAAGACCTCGCGGGGCTTCTCCGGCAAGAACGTCGAGTTATTCCTGGGAAACTTCGTCAGCCTGCTGGCACGGGAGCGAGTGGGCGCTAGAAAGGCTTTCTACCGGCTCAAGGATTGGGAGTGCTGGCCGGTGATCCGCGACCACTATGCCGCCAAAGGCATGGATGAAGACGGGCTGTATAAGCACATCAAAGGCATCCTTGAAGAACGCCATGTTCGTTGGGGGCGTGCTGTCTGATGGCAATAGAGCAACTGCCTGACGGACGCTGGAAAGTCGACGTTGAACCCATCAAGGGCCGGCGCTTTCGCAAGACTTTCAAAACCAAAGGTGAAGCCCAGCGCTTTGAAGCGACCTGCAGGGCCAATTGCATCGACTCGCCAGCCTGGACGCCCAAGCCGAAAGACCGTCGCCGCCTCTCTGAACTCTGCACCCGCTATCACGAGCTGCACGGCCATGCCCTTGCTGACGGAGCCGCGATCCTGCGCACCCTGCAGAACCTGGCTAAAGACCTGGGCGACCCCATCGCGGTCAAGCTCTCCGGCAACGCCTTCTGCGAAACACGCAGTGAGCTGCTCAAGGCAGGCATTCAAGGCAAGACCATGAACAACCGGCTCGGCTACCTGAAAGCCCTGTTCAACGAGCTGCACCGCCTGGGCGATATCGACTACCCGAACCCGCTGGCCAACGTCCGCCCGCTACGCCTGCAGGAACGCCCTATTTCCTTCCTCTCGACCTGCCAGATAGCCGAACTGCTCGAGGCCCTGGATGACCGCACAACCAGCCCAGGAATCGGCCTGATCGCTCGCGTCTGTCTGAGTACGGGTGCCAGGTGGGGAGAAGCCCAGGCGCTGACACCTGAGCGAGTGCGAAACGGCATGGTGACCTTTGCCAACACCAAGTCGAAGCGAACCCGGTCGATTCCTATCGATAGAGAGCTGGAAAAGGCCCTGCAGATCTACTTCAAGCGTCACGGGTTGTTTACCAACTGCATGCTGACCTTTAGCCGTGTGCTGGATAAGACCTCGATCAAGCTCCCGGCCGGCCAGGCCACGCACGTACTGCGGCACACCTTCGCCAGTCACTTCGTCATGCGGGGCGGGAACATCCTGACGCTGCAGAAAATCCTGGGGCATACATCGCTGGCAATGACCATGCGCTATGCGCACCTGTCGCCCGATCACCTGCAGGACGCATTGAGGCTGAACCCGCTGATTGATGACCCGCTTTCAGCTCCTGGCATGCGCGAATCCATCAAGGAAGGCATGGCCGAACCTGTAGCCGATTGCGCTAAGGAGTTGGACTGGTGATTCAGCAGACAAGGGCTTTCGACACTTTTTCGACACCTGCCGAAAGCCAGAAAGCAAAAAGCCCCGAAAACTTCTCAGCTTTCAGGGCTTTAGGTATTGCGAAAGTGGCGGTGAAGAAGAGATTCGAACTCTTGATACGGTTTCCCGTATACACACTTTCCAGGCGTGCTCCTTCAACCACTCGGACACTTCACCGGATCTCGACGTTTTGGCGTTTACCCCGTCGAGGCGCGCTAATGTAGTCGAATGTTTTCTCGATGGCAAATTTTTTTTAAAGGATTCATGCGCTTAAGAGCGCAGCGGGTTTTCCTCGTGCTTCTCACAGGGCTGCTCGTCGAAGCGAATGTGGCCGAACAGCAGAAAACCCAGGGACATGAACAGGCCCAAGCCGAATAGCAGCAGCACGCCGGATGGGCTGCGCAGGTAGAAGGTTTCGCTGAGCACGACCGATGCCAGCAACAGGCCGATCACGGCAAGCATATAAAGGATGGAGTAGAGGGTGTTCATGGGGCAGCTCCTTCGGTTCGCTGCTCACCATAAAGGCCTGGCTTTGCGTTCGACCAATTGCCATCCGGCATAGCCGCGATAGGCAAAAACACTGACCAGCCAGTCAGCCGCGGCGCTTTACCAGAGCGCTGCGGCTGAGTACCTTCTGCCCACATTCGCCCCCAAGGCTCTAACAAGGAAAACCGCCATGAGCGACCTGATCAGCTATCAACTCGAAGATGGCATCGCCACCCTCACCCTGAGCAATGGCAAGGTCAATGCCATCTCGCCTGACGTGATCGCTGCGTTCAATGCCGCCCTCGACCGCGCCGAGCAGGATCGCGCCATCGTCGTCATCACTGGCCAGCCGGG